AACATATGTGAGCGTATGCTTATAGCATCAAGCCGCCCAATGGTCCAACCAGTTACCGTACTGGTTATACCAGTTGGTAATTGCTCATGCAATTGTGATCTATGGTTGCAAGTTTGACGACTGTTCAGGTCAACAATAAGGAATGCTCATGTATGCCAACATAATGCTAATAGTGTCGTATGATACATAGTATGTCTATCGGGTAGGTAGGGAAGGGGAGGGTACCCAGGTATGGCTCGTTACGTATGGTTGTTGATAGGTAGTGTCAGGTGCGAGTTTTTTCCTAGGTGTAGCCCCGCCACTTATTAGGTTCCCTACTTCTAAAGCTAACACGGAATCCTATGGGTTAGAAATTATTAGAGGCTACACTTAATACCTTTTTGTGAAGCTGGACGTAGTTCAAGAAACCGCCCATCTACCCCTTTTGTATCGGATAACACCTGTACGCATAAAGGCTAGCGCCGTTTGCTCGAAATCGCCCTAATTCTTCCTTACTCACCAGCCTTCTACCGTAGTAATAGGTCTAGATATCTGAAGCCTGCAACGGTTTAATTGTACGGACATTCCTCTTACTCTTAGGAACATTACAAGTACCCTTATATTCTTTAGGGTAAAGATTCTACATTTGTAAAAGGGGTGTCTAGCCCCCTTTTGAATAACCACTATTAGGTCAATAAACCTTGGCCTACACCTAACTTCTCTCGCGCGGGCGCGTATTACTTCTAGAAGTATTAGTATGGGGTTATGATTAATAAGTGATATAACAGGTATAACTTCAATTAGGGATACGGTAAGTATATTTAGATAAATGATATTTGTGTATACATTTATGGATTGTTTATTTGAAAGAAGGAATATGGTGTTTATTAGGAAATGTTCCTATGGTGTAGTGCTTAACTTAGGGGTAGCCCCGTCTGATACGATTCCTGGGGTGCGGCCCGAAGAATTAGCCTCTCGCATAGAATCTCTCGCCCCTGGTCCTGAGCGCGATCGTGCGATTGAACTTCTCGAATCACTCCGTAGGCAACGAGAGGAAAACCCACTCTACTTTTATAACCATCCTGATTTATCGGACATGCCACAGCATGAAAAGCAAATGACATTCCATTCCTTACGTACTAAAATCAAATGCTTCTTCGGGGGAAACCAGTCAGGCAAGACTACAGCGGGATTAGCTGACGACCTCATTCAAGCCTGCGACGAGGACGTATTGCCAGAACACCTAAAGCAATTCAAAAAGTTTAAGCCTCCATTCTTTTGTAGAATCTACGCTCCTTCCCTGGCGGTGCTGGAATTCACTATCTTTGAGAAAATCAAAGAGCTAGTCCCTAAGAGCCAACTGGTAGGTGAAAAGTGGGACAAAGCGTTCGACAAGCAATTACAAGTATTGAGGTTCAAAAATGGAAGTATGTTCTCATTCAAAACCTACCTTCAAGATCCATTTACCGCAGGCGGCGTCACTATCCATAGAGTCCACTATGACGAGGAACCACCCCGAGAGCATAGAGTTGAGGGTAGATTCAGGATCGCAAGATACGGGGGTGACGAAATTTTCACTCTCACTCCCCTCAAAGGACTTTCGTGGGCGAATGATGAATTATGGGAAGAAAGTGGAAAACCTCTTGACTCCACAGATTCTTATTTTATCAACGAAGAACTTTCGCTTGGAACTGTTGTCGTCGATATGGACGATAACCCCTACTTAGGAGAACAGGAGAAAAAAGATGCGCTCAGGGGCTTATCTGAACAAGAACTCGATGCACGCAAGCGAGGTCGTTTCGTCCATTTCTCTGGCCTCATTTATGACGATTTTGAACCAGATGAACACATTATCGACGGTAGACAATATTTCGGGGATGCTTCGGGAAGTATACGTATCCCAGATACCGCGAATGTTATCCAAGGAATCGACCCTGGTTTACGGAATAGAGCGGCCGTCCTCTTCACATTCCTTACAAGCGACGATACCATGTATGTCTACGACGAGTTATACGAGCAAGGTAAAACGGTAGCCGAAGTTGCGGAGCAGATTCATAAACTTAATACAATGTACCAAGTATTACCCATCTACACCGTTATCGACCCCGCAGCACGTAACAAGAACCACCAAACCGGGCGCTCCGACCAAATGGAATACGCGGATCATGCAATTCTCACTATTCCGGGTCAGAATGCGGTTGAGGCTGGCATTAACAGAGTCAGGGAAAGATTACAAAGGAAAAAACTATTCATTTTCAATAATTGCACTAACCTCATCAAAGAGTTTAAGCGTTACAGGTGGCGTGAAGCTCCACGAACGGGAGAGGATGGGAAACCTTTACCGATGAAAGTGGACGATCATGCGCTTGATTGCTTACGGTATATCGTAATGTCTCGGCCCTTTGTTAAAGAGGTCGAAGAACAGCGCCATGAAACGCAACTACAAAGAGCTATGCGTATAGATCAGGAACGAGAAGCTGATCCCATAGCTCCTGCGATTCTCCGCTAAAGCTTAAAACAAACCGATTCGCTGTAGCTTGGTAGCCTAAGACCGTCCGTATTCGGCTCTTAAGGTTTGGAAAGGTATGGCAGCGAACAAGGTTGTAACCGACGCAGCTACGGCTAATGCCCAAATGGATAACGCGGCATTAAACCCAACGGGAACTGCGAATCGTCAGGTTTACCACATTACGTTGGTAGCTCAGGGTGTTTCGATTGATCCCGATAACATCTACGATGCGCTTGACGCGCAGTATGCAACAGTTGCAGGTGAGAAGAACTATCTTTCTCATAACTGCTGGATTTTCAACATTGGACCTGCATAAACATGGCTAGAGGAAGAGTTCAAACCCATCGTCGTACGAAAGTAAATCATCCTCCGCAGTATACGCCGGGTGGACCGCCCTTACAACCTAAGGGTAGTGGTGTACCTGTTAAGGCTACACAAGTCCCTGGTAGGCCGAATGTAGCTGGTAAGACTGGTTCTGAGGCTGGTGGTTTAGATAAAACTAAAAAGCCATTTGATGAAGCCTTTGCGCGTACTAAGGATTTAGAGCGTAAAGAGGGTGAGTCGGATAAGGATTACGCGGCTCGTCAGGAGCAATTTAAAACTCGCCGTGGTAATCTAGCTCGTAGGACTTTACGTAGCGCCTATGGTAAGCACTTTGGAAAGCGTGTTTATGAGGGGAAGGCCCAATCAGCCCAATATCGGCAAGATACTGTTTCGCGGTTCGACAAGCTTAGGAAAAGGGAAGATAGGCTTTCGTCGCGGATCGAAAATGCTGATGATACGGCGTTGAATGATTCCTTTAAGGCTGCTTTACAGAAAAAACTTGATACTGTAAAGAGTAAGCGTAAGGAAGTTGGCTCTAGTGTTCGGGAGTTTCGCGGGCAGCGACGCGAGGCTTTACAAGCTGCGTATGAGAACCCGGTTAGGGCAGGGAAAAAGTACCCGCGTGTACCCGTTGTTGGTGGCAGCTTGCAGGCTGGTAATCGCGGCCTTAGCCGGTCAGGTGTGGAGAAGGTCGGGCGAGGGCGTATGATCCGCAACGGTGGTTCTAAGCAATACAACCCGTATGGCTTCCCTGCTGGTAGCGGCAAGGGTGGTGGCCGGGGTCGTATCTCCCGGTTCCCGCGTCAAGGTCGCGTTATTCCGTTGGATCGGAATGCGGCTGCTCCCGGTCGTCAACCGACAGGTGGGCGTCCCGTTTACGGTAGGCGGAAGCGTAAGGTTTAATCGTAGGAACTACCTTAGTGTAAACAACTAAAGGTGGTCATATGAAACCCGCATCATTCCCACCGGCCTACTGCGCCGGTTGTTATCAGCAAAAGCCCGAGAAACGTCATATTGATTTTGATGCTGCGTTTGACGGCCCATCCTTTGAAGTGCCAGAGGTAGGGCCAGGAATCCGAATGCAGATTGATGATCTCGTGTTATGCGAAGATTGTGTAACCAATGCAGGTAAGTTATTGGGCCTTGTTAATGCCGATGATCTTAAAGAAGAGAATCAGGAATTAGGCGAAGCCCTAGAACATGCGAATGACACTATCGAGGAAATGCGTGAAACTATCTTAGGATTACGTAAAGCACAAGAGTCATACATGGACGAGAACTTTACACCTAAGCGTGTATCTATTAAGCGTAAGGCTACAGCATGAGTGAAGTAGTAGTTATTGCGTTAGCTCTAGGGTGGACTATTAGTGTTCTTGGTTTTCTCTATCTATTTCATAAATTAGATGAAGCAAATAAGAGACAAGAGGATATGCTTCTCGAGCGTATTCAACGTCCAGAGTTTCGTCCTGTGCCATTAGAGGATATTCCAGAGCCTACTGACTTTGAGCGGTCTGATTTAGATGAAATGGCTGCTGTTGGTATGATTGATCCCACTCTGAGTAGGGATAATGGCAACTGACGATAATTATTTAGATCCTTCCCAGGGGAGTAATCTCCAACATTATAAAGAGTTATATGAGGATGCTAAGAATGCTCGTCAACCCTTTGAGGCTGATTGGTACTTAAACTTAGCTTTCTATAAGGGATTTCAATGGACCTTCTGGAATAGAGGTACACTTGATATTCCCCAACTAGATTCTGACCGGGTAATGACGGTTGATAATCGTATCATGCCGTCCGTCGATTCTAGGGTTGCTCGTAAGACGAAACAGCGTCCAGATTGGACAGCTACTCCCGCTACTGCTGATGATGCGGATTCTCGTAGTTCCTATATCTCAGAGCATCTGCTTGATGAGCAATGGGATAGTAAGTCGCTTGATGTTAAATGGCATCGTGCTAACAAGTGGGCTGAAATTTGTGGTGATGGATTTATCAAGGTCGGTTGGGATTCGACCAAGGGCGACAAGTCTGTCTACCTGTTCCTGCCTGACGGCAACGTAGCTACGGATGCCAACGGGAAGCCTCTCAGCGCGGCTGATATGGCTCCTGAGGCGGTGGCAGAGCTAGGGCTGACCTCCCAGGCAATCGCAATGGGAGATATGCGATACGACACTATTTCTCCCTTTGAGTTTTATCCTGATCCTTTGGCTAATGATCTTGATGAATGCGAATATATTGTTGAAGAGAAGATTAGGTCTGTTCAATATATTAAAGAGCGATATGGTGTCGATGTTAAAGCTGATGCCGATGTTCCCGCTGGTGTAGTTGAATCTAGGCTTATTCGTCAACCTAGTGGCGCTTTAGGTGGTGGAGCTAGTACCGTAGGCAAGAAGGGTGTTTGTACCTATGAGTTGTGGCATGACAAATGCTCGGATTATCCAGACGGCTTATGGTGCGTGTTCACAAGTGAGCAGGTACTTAAGGAAACAACACTTGACAATGCGCCTTATCATGGTTGCCCTTATATCCAAGTAAAGTGTGATCCGGTACCCGGTCAGTTTTGGAGTTCTACACCTACTACTCATCTTCGTGGACCTCAGACTGAGTTAAACAAGTTGCTTTCGCAGGCGCTCGAGAACTTACAGCGTATTGGTAATCCTACGCTTATGCAGAGCAAACATGCGAATGTTAAATGGTCCGGTAAGCCAGGTGAGAGACTTTACTATGAGAGCAATGTACCTGATGCAGTTCCGTCCTATCTGCAACCACCTGAAATGCCGTCCTATCTACAGGCTCAGTTAGAGCGTATCGAGGCTTCCATTACTGAGATTAGCGGTATCCATGAAGTTTCAAAGGCTAGTGTTCCTGCGGGGATTACTGCGGCGTCGGCTATCAACTTGCTGCAAGAGGCTGATGATACTCGCTTAGGGCCGGAAATGACCCTTAATGAGAAGTCGTTGGGTGACTTAGGCGATAAGACTATTCGGCTTTTTGCTAAGTACGCAGACGATCAGCGTGTCTTAGTTATCGTAGGTGAAGAGGGAGACTACGATATTCAAGAGTGGAAGGGTACTATGCTTAGTTCCAATATTAACGTATCGGTTCAAGCTGGTTCCACAATGACGCGCTCTAAGGCTGCAAAGCAAGCTGCTATGCAAGAGACATTAGCTCTCATGCTACAGTATGGTGTACCAATTGATCCTCGCTCAATGCGTAAGTTCTTTAAAGAGTTTGAGGTTGGTGGACTTGATAAGCTGGTTTCGACTATTAATGAGTCGGAGTTGCAAGTGTCTAGAGAACACCAGTCATTCCGTGAGGGTATTCCGATTGATATTAACTCATATGATGATGATGATTACCATATTGAAGCGCATGAGGAATTCCAGAGGTCTAAGCGTCACGAAATGTTAGACCCAATCTTTAAAGAGTATATTCAGGCCCATGTGGATGCTCATAGAGAGCGCCGTACTCAAATGATTAGTAAACAGGCACAGATGCAGGGTTATGGGCCGAGTCCTGTTCCAACAGAAAATGGAGTCGGTAATGGCTACCAAGGCTAAGACCACCCGTAAAAAGACGAGTCGTAAGGGTACCCGTGTTCTCACGGCTGCACCTGATACTACTCGTTTCACGGGTCAGTTCGTTGAGGTTGTTTCCGGTAAGCACAAGGGGCTTAAGGGAGCAATTATTCAGGCTACGCATATGGACGAGAATGGCGTCGATGATGAGGGTATTCTTCGTACCCGTGACGACGATACTCAGCGCGTGGTTGTCGATTACAAAGACCTTGAACTTCGGGATCAAGCCGGTCGATAATGACTTCGCTTAGGAAGCAAAGAGTTATTGACTCGATTGATGCCTACTTAGACGAGGAAAGGGGCGATATTTCCCCTGTAATTGAGAGTCAACTTAATTTATTACAGAATAACTTACAACGTCCACCTAGCGATGATTTATCCCCCGGTCAACAAGAAGTTAGGGAGATTACGAATAATCAACCTACTGACCGATACGCAAATCCCTTTAGTGACCAACCATCACCGGGTCAACTAGAGGTTCAACAGTTAGGACAAAACCAAGAGGGTTAAACCTCGTTGGTAGGGTGATTTAAACAACGGTCAGGGACCATTGCATTCATACCCAGGGCCATACGGTACAGGTTGAACAGGCATGAATGGTTACAGCCAACAGAGAGGCAAGCGAAGTAATGCAAGTCGAGAATATGTCAGATCAAGCACTACAAGTTAATGGAGAATGGGGTAGTCCCGAGTGGTCTACTTCCTACCTTATGACTTATGGTGTACCTCCCATTGCAGGGGGGGATGCTGCCGGTGGTGGAGAGCCTGCTGCGGCTGGTGGTGACGATTCTGGCGAGAACGATGGTGGTAGTGGTTCATACGACCTGAGTACCGTTCCTGAGGCGTATCGTTCAGATGTAGAGCGTATCGCTAAGGAGATTGACGGTAATGTTACTCGTCGGTTCCAAGAGGCTGCGGATTATCGTAGTCAATGGGAGCCTTACGAGGAACTAGGGTTAAACGAGTATGACCCCGAGGCTATCCAGAGTTTGTTAGCTTTCGCTGAGATTGCTGACGATCAGGATGCTTTTCAGGAATGGTGGGAGTCCGTAGGTGATGAAATGGGCTTCTTCGATTCTGAGGGTGAGGATAATGGTGAACTTACCGATGATGGTGGGTTCCCTGATGATGAACAAGAGCGGGCAGCGATGGTCGCTCAAATGTTAGAGGGAATGCTTGACGAACGGTTAGGTCCGGTTGAGCAAACCTTAAGTGAGGCCCAGGAGGAAGCGTTAATTGATGAGGCGTCAGACCTTATTGATGAGCGGTTGGGTGAGCTACATGAGGAACATGGTGACTTCGATGATGAAGCTGTCATGCGACTTGCTATGGCTCATGCACCGGACGTTGATGCCTTAGAAAAGGGTTTCGCTGATTATCAGGAGATTGTGAATAACGCTGCTACCAGCGCAATCAATGGTAAGGCCAATGCTCCTAGTCCCGGTGGCGGGGAGGGAACTGCGAATACTAATCGTAAGGTTCCTGTCAGCTTCGACGAGGCTACGGAAATGGCGAAACAACGACTTGCTGCTTCGGGATAAGGTTCCACGAAGTAGGAGTTAGCTAAATGGCTACACAAACATTAGCTGCTGCTGACGCGATCCTTAAAGACCTGTATGTTGGTCCGATCGTTGAGCAGCTTAACTACAAGACGTACATGCTGGATCAAATTCAGCGTGACGTTGATAGCGTTGACCATACTGGTCGTCGCGCTATTGTCCCTATTCATACGGGGCGTAACCGTGGGCGTGGTTCCCGTGGTGATAACGCTACCCTCCCGGTTGCTGGTATGCAAACGTGGCAGGATGCGATTATTCCCATTCGGTACCACTACTACGGTATGGAGTTAACGGACCCTGCTATCGAGGCCAGCAAGACTAATGAGGGTGCTTTCATTAACTTGCTTAAGGCTGAGACTCAGGGTGTCGCCAAGGATATGAAGAAGGACATTAACCGTCAGGTGTACGGTGATGCTACCGGGGCGCTTGCTAATGTGCGGGCTAACTCGGCGGCTGCTGGTCCACCGCAGCCTGTTAATGTCGATTCTGTCCAATACATTAAGATCGGTGATCCGGTCGATGTGTTAGTTTCCGCTACGGGTGCTACTACGAACGGTGTTCAAGGTGCAACCGTTACCGCTAAGTCGAATACTGCGGGGTCGGAGACTATTACTCTCGATACGATCCTGTCGGGTACGGCGACTACTGCTAACTCGGTTTATCTGGCTGGTACGTATGGTAAGGAAATGGACGGGCTGCGTAAGATCGTTGCTACGTCCCGTACCTTACACTCCATTAACTCGGCTACCGCTGGTAACGAGTTTTGGAATGCGTCGTACTATCAGTCGGCATCCTCGGGTGTTGCGGGCGAGTCCCTGTTTGAGCAGTTAGCCGATTCTGTCGGTGAGACTGGTCAGGGGAACGTTGAGGCATTTATTACGTCGCGTGGTGTTAAGCGTCGGTTAGCTGACACCTATCAGTCGCAGAAGCGGTTTACTGATGCTCAGGCGGTCAATGTTCACGGTGGTTACACCGCGATCATGGTTAACGAGATTCCTGTCATTTCGGATGATGATTGTCCTAAGGGCAACGTTTTCGGAATTGACAAGAGTTCGTTCCGTTGGTTTGAGCAGACTAAGCCTGGGTGGTTGGAACAGCAAAATGCTGGTATCTTCCACCTTAAGGATGCGTACGTTGCTTCCAGCGCAGGCTACAAGGCTAACGTTTGGCAAGCGTGGTTCCGTTGGTACGCTTCACTTGGATGCGTAGCTCCGAACCGTAACGGGCGCATTTACAGCGCAGAGGATGATGTTCCGCCTAACGCCGGTTAATCCTCTTCTATAGTCCCACGATCAGGGGTGATCTACGGAGCATGATTGGGGAGAGGGTGTAAAAGCTCTCTCCCCTTTCATTTTTTAAAATGGATATTCCAACCGTACCAGTAGACCTAATTGTGAGAGATCGCATGGGTAATAAAGTCCTCATTGAAAGTGATGTTTGCAATGTGGCGGCTGATCTTAAGTCAATTGATGAGCGTCTTAAAGTTCGTTGGTCTGAGGTAGGCGAATACTTTGTTGTCTACACAGAGGAACCTAAGGGTGATGGTTCCGTTGACCAATCCTTAGTTCTTACGAGCTATGAGCTAGACCAGCGTATTGTGAAGCGTGTGCAGAAAATTATGCATCCTTCATATAATTACGCTGATGACCTTGAAAGGATAGAACAAGAAGCGAAAAAAGATCAGGACCGTAAGTTTGATGAGCAAGTAGGGGAAGTTGGCGAAAGACTTGCTCATGCCTTACGTAAGGATCTAGGTGCTAAGAATGATGCTCAACGTGCTGCGGATATGAGGCATAATGGCAAGAACTGATGATATTCAAGCTAAGGTCTTAGCACACCAATTTTCAGCACAAAGATATGCTAGTGTAATCCTTGATGAAATCAACAAGGGGTATAGTCATGTCGTTCGTAAAACGGAATTTCGCACCGGCATGGATGCTTACGATTTCGTTACTACCGCTGGTACGCAATCCTACTCATTACCTGCCGACTATATGGCTTTGGTGTCTTTGTTTAATTCTGATTCTGCTGAACAAGTCGAGCAGTTAGATAACTTTGAGTTTGATGATTTAGACGAATCTTCGGGTCAGCCTGAGTTCTTTAACATTCAGGAGTCGTCTATTTACTTTTGGCCTACACCTACGGGTACTTTTAATATGCGGCTCCGCTATCGGAAGCTGCCTACATCTTTAGCTTTGAATGATGATCCTATTACGCCTGAGGAATATGATGATGTGATTGCGGATTATGTCTTGTGGCGTATTTATGGAATGGAGCATGATTTTGAGGCGGCTCAATACCATAAGACCATGATGGAAGATGGGCTGATTAATATTCGTACTGATCTGAATAGTGACTCTACTGAGTTTCCTGACCTTGTGCCTGGGACTTGGGGTAGATGAGAGGGCAACCAGTTGTATTCGACGATTTTCGCGCCGGTGTTAATTTACTCGGTGCCCCTTATTCGTTGGATAGAGTCCAGGGACGAGATTGTCGTAATGTTACCACTAACAATCTTGGCGCGTTAAGTAAGCGTAGGGGATTCCAAACACTTGCTGCGCCAATACTTCACCCACATTCTTTGGCGGTATGTAATGCCTCCCCTGACATTTTTATTTGTATTAGTGATGATGGAAGTAATGTACGCATGGAATCAGTTACTCTTGGTGGTACTTCGACCGACATCACACCGGGAATGACGCTTACAGCAGGGGTAAGATGGTCTTTCATACAGGCACCTACAAGCAATGCAGGAACAGAGGGTCCGATTTATATGTTGAATGGGACAGATTCACCCTTGCAATGGGATGGAACAGGGGCGGGTGTTCCTAATATTTGGACGGCTTCAACAAGTGGTACGGTTCCAAATGGAAAGTATCTTTGTTATTTTAACAACCGTGTGTTTGTTGCTGGTGAGTCTGCTAATCCTTCTCGTCTTTATTGGTCCGGTATTGGTGATGCAGGGGATTGGGCGTCACCTTCTGGCGGGTATACAACGTTTGATCCAGACGACGGAGAACCTATTACGGGCCTTGGAGTAGTTGGAGATTATATTCTTGTTTTTAAGCCCCGTAAAATTTACGTTGTATTCGATACTGATACCGGGGGCTATCGGCGTATTAGTAGTGAAGTTGGTTGCCTTGCGAACAGGTCAATCGTAGAGACTAGCTCAGGTACTTTCTTCCTTAGTAATGACCGGCAGCTTATGGTTACTGACGGTGGCTCTATTCAGTCTGTCAGTAATGATATTGACCCATTGTTGCAAGATATTTCTGGCGATACAATTGCTAATGCTGCGGCTGTATATTGGAAAGGTAGTTATTATCTTTCTATTTCTGGATCAGATGAAAATAACTTAATTATCGAATTTGATACTAGATTCTCTAGTTGGTGGCTACACGATATTCAAATTACATCTACTACAACTGTAGGTGTAAATGATTGGGCTATTGCTAATCCAACTACAACTTCTGATCTTTATACTGTTGCTGCTAACACAACGGGTTCCCCGCTACTCCTGCAAGCTTTTGTAGATGATATTTATAAAGATAATGGTAATGCCTATACTTCTTATTGGATCACTCAATGGCATTCTTTTGGCCTACCGCATGTACGTAAAATCCTGCGGCAATTACGGGCCGATGCTAGGGGTGACTTTATAGTTGAGTTTACAAAGTCATTTGCTACGACTTATGATAGTATGGAAGATTTACTTTGGGAAGTAGCAGATTCCGCCGATTCTGAGGTTTTCGGTGGATCAGGCACATTTGGTGGATCAGGCATCTTTGGCGGTGAGATTTTAGTGCAAGAACACCGTTACTACACACCGGGTACCGCTCGGGCTTTTTCTATTAAGTTTTCTTCCGACTCTAATGGCCCGTGGGATTTGTATAGTTACACAATGGCGATTGATTCCAGGAGAGATTAAGTGACAGACTTAAACTTTACTACTCCAACCGTAGGTCAACAAGACAGTACGGAGGAACCATTAATTGTTACTGCGCTTAATCAAATTAAGTCAACCGTTAATGGAAACTTAGATAAAGACAATATCGATTCTAATGCTGGAATCTTAAGATCACAATTAGCTAGTGGTCCTATTTTTAGTGCTGATGATTTTGACCTTGTAAGCCCAGCAGCTTATACAAGTAGTGGTGTTTTAGGTTCTACGCTAAATGCGTGGTCCCACGATTTCGGAGTACCGAGTATTCCTATTTCTAATACTGGTTATTATTTTGTAGGATTTAACGGTTGCTTAGTAAATGTAGCGGGTTCAGCAGGAACCGTTAAGCTTGGGTTAAGAGTTATGCGTGATCGTGCTGGAGTTTTAGTTAACGTAACTGGAAATCAGTTATTTACTATGAATAACGTTGCAAATCTTAGTATTCCAATGTCTGCTTACGCAATCTATCTTTTAAATTCCGGTGATATTCTTCGTCTGGAATATTATACTTCTCTTTCAAACACTTATTTAGGTTCAATAGATGGTAGTACGACTACTAAATTAACTGCCGCTCATATAGGTAGTTAAGTGGCGCTAAAACTTCCCTTCAAACGAATTCTCTCATTTAATGATTCCACAAGGAATTGGGAGAAACTTAAAAGCTATGTCGATGGACTTGATGTTACTGATGCGAGTTTTGATTCAAGGCTTGATACGTTAGAGGCTTTATCTTATAGCGGATATGCTCAAGCTAGTGCTGGTCTTACACTAACAAATGTTATTCAAGATGTACCCGGTGCATCTATTACTGTGACTCAAACTGGTAATTATGATTGTACCGGAATCTTTGATGTTTCATCTACAACTTCTGGATATGCTGTAGTAATTGGTACTCTTAATGCAAATAATGTTGACCAAGCTAATAATGCAATTCTAACTTTAGCTACTGGCGAACGAGCTACTATTGCACAACAATGGCGAGTTAATGTGACTAATACTTCATTTCCAATTAAACTTAGGGGTGCTAAATTCCTGGCGGCTGGTGCAGCTTCCTTTAATTCAGGCAATACTAACTTAAGTATTCGTAGGGTTCCTTAATGGCTCAAAATTCTCAACAAAA